TTAGTTTATCATATTCCTGTTGCTTATTGATGAAAGACACTTCCTCGGACTCCAACAAACCTAGATAGGGGTTGGTCTCGTCCTTTATGTTCTTCAACTGCTCTGTCCTGGTGAGGATAAGCTCATCGAAGCGCTTGACCTCAGCCTTGGCCTCTTGTGCAGCCTTCAACTCGGACTCTGCCCTGACCAGCTGTGTGCTGTGGTGTTTCTGAGATATGGTCTGCTCGGCCACTAGAGTCTGAAACTCTTCTTTCTCCGCGTGCCACTTCTCACGAGTCACCTTTTGGCTCTCCTCGATCGTGCTCACCTTGATCTCAAGGACGCGCTGCTTACCCGACCACTCACACATCTTCTGCTTACAGTGGACCTCACTAACGCTCTGGTAGCAGCAACCACACAGCCCTGATAGCCCTTCAAGAGATTCTACAGCAGCGCAGGCGGTCTCTAGGCGCACAGCCTCCGCTACCTTGTCCTCGCCCAGCTTAGTGAGCTTGTCTTGGTAGTGGGTGTCTGTTTTCTTTATGGAGCTTACATAGCCTTGAATGAGATCCTCACAACCTCCCAAAGCTGTCATAATCTCACCCTTTGCGGCTAGAGCAGCAGGCTCTGTATCAGCTATCTTCACCCAGTCAGCTTTGTGCTGCTCCAGGGTGGCTAGGCTTGTTTCAACCTCGGTGGTCTTGCCCTCTTGCTCTGCATCATAGTCCTTCTCTAAAGCCTCCAGCTCCTCTATACGCTTTTTGGACTCTAGGAGACTGTTCAGCTTGGCTGTCTGCTTGGTGGTTGCAATAGTTAGGGCCTTCTCAGACTCTCTATGACGCTTCCTGGCCTCCTCAGAAGCCTTTCCTAGCGCCTCAGTGCGCAGTAGCTTCTCCAGCAGGGACTTCACCTCAGCATCCGTCATGGTTGCTACGTTAATCCCAGCCCCAGGCATCATGGCACAGAACGTGGTGAAGTCCAATCCTAGGATCTCCTCCACCATAGTCTGTGTATCAGATATGGATGCGCCTGAAACCTCTTCCCCGTTGGCCCGCAGAATCAGGTCGTTGGGCTTGTGGTCCTTGTCTTCTTTGTTACGGCGATAGCGGGTGACCTCGTAGTCGGTGCCCTTCTCAGAGAGCGTAACTGTGACCCTGCAGTCCGCGCCGACTTTGTTGTGTACAACCTCGTCAGAGCCGAACCCGCGCACGGTATTCCCCCACAGCGCCCAGGTGAACGCATCCAAAGGCAAGGACTTGCCCGCACCATTGCTATCAGCTTTTGGTGCGTCCTCGTTCCTGCCCATGATGAGCGCTAGCCCCTGGTCCGCGAGGGGGAGTTCCATCTCCCCTATGCTACCGAAGTTACTTATCTTCAGTGTCTGGAACAACATCAGCTAACATCTCGTCTACGAGACCCCCTGCCTGGTCCTCTACCGTTTCGTCCTCAACAGCTTCCTGTTGCGGTATACCTGATGCTACAAACGTGAGCATAGCTTTGTAGCTACCGGGGCCTAGAGCAGCCTTCTCGTGCTTGCGCAGGCCATCCAGGATCAGCTGGTAGACGACATCGGAGATGTGAGCAGCTGGAATGTCGCCCCTCTCCTCAATTGCGAACTCAACATCAGCATTAATGGTGATGTGGTTATCCGACACTAATAGGCTTACGCCATTTGTTTTCCCGCTCATTACAGACCTACTTCTTTCAATATGTCGCTGCCTTCAAGCAGGACTTCTTCTTCTGTTAATCCCTCGGGCAACTTCCTGTTAACCCACTCCACTATCACGTTCGCAGGGCTTAGCTGCGAAGCATCAAGTGTAAACTCAGTTTCTTCCTCTTCTGTATCTATAACAATTTCTGGAGGATTGTCAAGTCCCCATTTCACCCTAAGCGCCTCACGGTCGATATACTGCTCTTTTGTGATGTATTTGACGAAGTCGTTCTTCTTGATGAAGGGCTTCTCATCGTCTCGGGTGACCACAAACTCTGGAGCCAGGTTCTTGATGTGCTCAAAGCTCACCTTGCCCTTGGTTACTGTGACATGAAGGTGGCCTCTAAGACCCCCGGCATCACCCCAGTTATGCTGGTGTGTTGCTCCAACGAACCAGCCATTTCCGAATAGCTGCTGGTGTTCGTGGAAATGCCCAAAGAAACAAGCAGCAAACTTATCGTGAGGAACATCAGGCACGCTGATGTCCGATTCATTGATGAGAACATAGTCACTTCCTACTACTGCTCCCTGCATGCCTAGGTGGGCGAACAGGATAGCGGGCTGGGCACTAGTATCAGCCAGTTCTCCAGCGGCCTGGAGCATAATCTTGGCTTCCTCTTTGTTGTCGGTGTAGGGGACAAAAATGAAGTCGGCCCCGTCAACAGACGTTTTGAACACGTCCGTATGAACATGTACGAACTCGCTAAGCTCTCCAAGGCCCACGAGACTGTGGTAGTTACCTTTACGGTCTCCCATGTCGTGGTTGCCTGGGATCATATGCAAGTGAATATCTTCGTCCGCAAACTTGTGTAGCCTATCGACTACCACATGGCGAACATCCGTAGCCACGGAGGTTCTTCGATGGAACAGATCCCCGCAGAACACGACATTCTTTATGCCTTCGTCCATAGCGTGTTTCAGTATCCAATCAAGAACCTCCGCACTATCGGCAAGCCTTGAGTTGTAAAGCCCTCCCAGTCCCGGAATTTGAGTCCGAGTTGCACCATAAGGAAAGTTATGGGCATGGAAGTCTGAGAAGACTAGAAACTCAAGAGGCTCAGTCATCTTTCTTCTCCACTCTAGTTACGCCGTAGTTCTTGGTGAGAGCACGCTCCTGCTGAGCGTACATCCGCAAGGTGGCCTTGTGGTTTGAAAGAGTCTGGTTGCGGTCACTCTTAGTGGAATCCGCGCATAGGTCTTTGATAGACTGAGCAAGGGACTCGGCAGTAACCTCAACCTCTTTCTCTGTCAGTTCTGGTGTTTCCTCAGTCATTACTTCACCAATCCCAGTTCTTTACGAACCGTAGACTCGATTGAGGCGTAAATCTCAGGGTTGCTCTTCAGCCACACTACTGCAGCGTCTCGTCCCTGAGCGATATTGTTCCCATCGTGGGAATACCAGGCACCCGCCTTGTCAATAAGCTTTAGTACAATAGCAGCATCCAAGACCTCACCGGCCTTGTTGATGCCCTCACCAAAGACAATATCGAACTCTGCGAGTTTGAAGGGAGGAGCGACCTTGTTCTTGACCACCTTGCAACGTGTGCGGCACCCAAGAGAGTCTTCGCCCTTCTTCATTGTACCTGTACGAGCGATCTCCACTCGGCACGAGGCGTAGAACTTCAGAGCGTTGCCACCCGAAGTAGTGTTGGGGTTCCCAAACATGACGCCAATCTTGACGCGAGTCTGGTTGATGAACACCAGAGTTGTCTTTGACTTATGCACGGGGCTGGCAAGCTTACGAAGAGCCTGGCTCATCATGCGGGCTTGCGACCCAATGTGGAAGTCTCCGACCTCTCCCTCCATCTCCTTGAGTGTGACCAGTGCCGCAACTGAGTCGATAACCACAATGTCAAAGGCATTGGAGGCTACCAGTTCGGCTGCGATGTTGAGTGCCTGCTCGCCGTTGTCGGGCTGAGAGAGCACAAGGTCGTCCATGTTCACACCAAGAGATTCAGCGTATACGGGGTCGAGAGCGTGCTCTGCATCAATAAATGCTGCAAGACCTCCCCCTGCCTGAGCCTCTGCAATAGCGTGCAGGGTCAGCGTTGTTTTGCCAGAAGATTCAGCCCCGTAGATCTCTACGATACGCCCCTTTGGCCATCCGCCTACGCCGAGCGCAACGTCAAGACCCAGGGAGCCGGTAGACGTAGACTCTACGTCAATCTGCACCATCTGATTGTAGACACCAATGGTGCCTTTGCCATGATCCTTGTTGAGCTTCTTCATAAGCTCCTCACGGACTTTAAGCTTGTCTGCTTGTTCCATAGTTTCCTCCTAACGCAGCGTAGGGACCGCCTCTCACCTGAAAGACGGCCCCCTGCTGACCCCTCACTTAGCTGCTAAGGCCCTGTCGCATTTGCTCTTCCAAGTCGGAAGAGGAGACAGGTGCGCTCTCTGCTTCCTTATCCTCTGCTGCTGGTGCAGGGGTAGGAGCAGGAAGAGCGGTGCCGAGACCTGCGCTGATAACAAACTCAGCTGCACGTCCGCCGTCAAGTAGCTGTAGCATCCCGTCGCGGTCGAGCGTGAACCCTACCTTGTCGAGTGCTGGAAGAACTGGATCGGTGTAACCCGTGTCGGAGGCATCAAGGTCTGGGTAGACCTCGTAGCGAGTCTTCAAGCGATCCTTATTAGGGATCTTGTTGATACGGATACCGCGACCGTTTGTCAAATCAGTGATGTCCTGACCTGACGAGTGGATGATTCCAAGGATTTGATCGAAGATTGTCAGAGGACAAGCGTAGATCTGGATCTTAGGAGAACCAACCTTGAAAGGGCAATCGGCATCTGGACGGTTCTGCTTGAATTCAGCAACGTCCTGAGCCGTGTGGACTGGATCCTTCTCAACAACCACGTTGAGAAAGTAAGTCTTCTTGGCGCGCATATCTTTAGCGAGCCTCTGTGCTTCTGTATTGGACTTGTCTGCACGTAAGGACTGCACCAACTCACAGACGGGACAAGTCCCATCAAGGTCTGGTGTTTCCTTTGGACACAGAACTGGTCCCTTCTGGTCATCTGCAACATTCCAGTGCTGGGCGACCTCACGCCAGAACTGACCATCGAGATCATCCTTCCATTGAGGCATCACTCGAACTTTGTTGTCCCCGTTCTCTGGTCTCCAGAAGCGAGCGGCTGATCGGCCACCACCTCTTGAAAGCTGTTCCTGGGTTCGTTCCTTTTGTTCTCGTACTTTATCTAGAATTGACATTTTACTTGTTTCCTTGTGTTATCATTGCTTGTTTAATGGATATATCCGATTGTCCTTCAGCGCGATAATTCGCGCCCATCTGGATTAACATATCCTTACGATGAATCATAGCCTCTTTTGAAGCCTTTAGCAAGCCTGTATTGCGCTTTGCGTCTAAATATTCGCCATGGATTTTCACGTACTGTGGGTCAGTAATTACGCTGTTTTCGGTCATCTTTTCGGTCATTTTGACCCCAGACGCCTTTCCAGCCGAACGGTGGTGGTGATCCAGCCGGGCGTACACCCGAGCTAGCTCCTCTTTGATCCTAGCCTCTACGTCCATAGCCAGTTCTTGGGCTGTGGCGTACCAGGCGTATAGCTCTGCTTGCTCGAAGAAAGCGTCCTGAATGGGCTTGCTCCGAAGGTCCAGGTGCTCCCTGGATTGGTTGGGGAAAGTATTGTCCCCAATCCTAAATACGTCAAATAGTTCCATCTGTTCACTCACGATAGTTCCTCCTCTTTTAGGCCGGGGATTTCTAGCTCAATGAAGTTTCCTTCAGCATCGAAGCGGTATTCAACACCGGCTTGTTTGCCTCTAGCAGCAAGCTTCAGCATAGGCATCATCGCCTCTACCTTCTTCATTACCTTAGCCTCAATCTCAGCGTTTCTCTCTTCTTGTGTGCTCATGCTGCTATGTCCTTCTTTTCTGCCCAACTCGTAGTTGAGTACTGAAACTCTACCTTCAGGGGTACGAGGAAGTCAAAGTCTTCCATAACGTCCCGCTTCTTGTTTAGGAGGTGTAACTCCTCTTTGTGAACATAAGACTGAATCTCATCATGCACAAGGTTAACAATGGAACTTTTTGTGTTTTTGAACACTTCTTCGTGAACCCTGACCGCACCGAACTTGAAAATGTCCGCAGCGGTGGACTGAACCACGAAGTTGGGGGCCTGGCGCTTGGCTCGTCCAGCCATCCACTTGCCTTCATCTCCTAGAATCTTGACAGCATTCACATGCGGCAAATGCCGGATGCGTCCGAAGGCATTTGGAATCTCACCGTGCCTACCGGCAATACGGCTGCAACGGTTCACGAAACGCTTCACGCCTCGGTACTTGTGGAAGTACTGGTCAATGAAACCCTGACAGGCCTCTACCCACACGCTCTCAGGAGAGTCCTTGTAGCGGTCTGGGCGAGGAATCTGTCCTGCTAGACCAGGAGCGCCAGCACCGTAGATGATAGCGAAGTTGATGGTCTTAGCAACGTTACGATACTCTTTGAACTGCTTGTAGTACTCGTGCTCGTCCTCTGCCAACACAAGCATAGCCTCATCATAGTCCAGGTCGAACATCTCGCAGGCTGTACGTGTGTGAACGTCCTGGTTCTTCGCATAGGCGTCCAACATGAGAGGATCCTCAGAGAAGTGTGCTGTTAGGCGCACCTCGACCTGCGAATAGTCAGCAAAGATGAAGTAATGGTCGGGAGGCACGATGAATGCCTTACGAATACGTGTATCACCGCGAGGGATGTTCTGTACGTTAGGCTCACGGCAACTCATGCGGCCTGTGGTCACGTTCTGGTTGAAGTTCATGTGGATAAGGTTGTCCTGAGTCAGCTTATCCTGAATACCAATGGCGTAGGTATTCATAATCTTCTCTGAGCCTCTAAGGAAGAGGATATCGTCCACAATTGGGTACTCTTTGGCGAGGGCCTGTAAAACACTCTTGTCCACGGAGAACTTACCGGAGCCAGTACGCTTAGTGAGCACAACTCCTTGGCTTTCCAGGGCCTCTGTCAGCTGCGTGGCCGACCCGAGGTTGATTGGTCCCAGAACCTGGTGGATCTTGGTGCGAGAATCATCACACTCTGTCTTGATCTCCTCTTCTAGGTTCTTGAGGTACGAACGGTCAATCAGAGCGCCCTGTTCCTCAACCTCGAAGAGCATCTTGCATAGCTTGATCTCGTTGATATACACCTTGGCGAGAGCCTGGGTCATATCAAGGTTGGTCATAAGGTGATCGTACAGAGCCCGCGTTAGGAACGTGTCTGTGGCTGCATACTCGGTCATCATCTCGATAGGAACGAATCCATAGTGGATGTCATCCTTCAGAACTTGTTTATCAGGGTGGTTGGCTAGCTCGTTCTCTACAATCCACCGCTTTAGAACAGCACGCTTCTTGTCTTGGTGGGCCAGCTCTGTCTGCAGGGCGTCTGCACGAGACATCACAAGCGCACGGAAGCGATCCCTGTGCATCTTGGCTTCTTCACCACGCCACTTGCTGAGCTTCTTCTCCATGGTCGCTGCCTCAGGGCCGAACAAGCCCGTGTGGCGCTGCTTCATGGTGTCCGTCCACCCGGAGGAGATACTCTTCAGGGCTGCAGGGGCATTCTCGTCGTGCAAGTGCCACAAGAACATGGTGTCGTGGAACGGGGTCTTGACATCAATGCCATCAGCCTTGTAGAAGTGCATATCGAACTTGGCGTTGTGCCAGATCGTGAACTTGTCTTGCTGAGCGAAGAAGGTCTGTAGGTCTGGACGGATAACGTCCATATCCAGCTGTTCTGGTTGAGGGCCTACTAGGTAGTTGTCTACGTGCCTGACAGGAGCGTAGAAGTGGTCCTTACCCCAGCCGAACGACATACCAACGATGCGGTCGTTATCATAGTAACGGAAACCGCTGGTCTCAGTATCACACGCAACCTGCTTCTTGCTCATCAAGACTTCAAAGAAAGCCTCCCACTCCTGAGGAGTGTGAACCAGATACAGGTTGGAGTCATCCAGGCCCTCCTTCTTACTGAAGGCAACCTGGTTGATCACATCGTATTTCCAGCCCTTAATCATCTTTCCAGGTACCGTTTTTCCACTCTTTTACGAGGTAGAACCCGAGCCAAGCAAGGGCACTACTAGTCGCAAACAAAACTATTATTCCTAACCAGGGATGGTTCACTTGATTTTGCCTGTCTTGTAATCGTGTCGTCGCTGCATGCCGTGGCCGCCGAACCGATCGGCGTCCTTCATAACTTGTTCTTTAGTGTGGTCAGCAGAGCGCTTGCGGAGGATAGCCGCCTTGCCCTCTTTGTCTGCCATCTCGTAGGTACTTAGCCTGGGGGAAGAGAGCAAAGGCTCAATCTGGCCTACCTCACACTCAGGACACTCAATGTCCTCTTCCTCACCCTTCTTGTAGAGTTCTTCAAACTCGTGCCCGCAAGCTTTGCACCGAAAGTTATTAACTATCCAACCCATAAATCCCCTACTGGTGCAGTCCATACAGGCTGCGAATAAGCTTCACTAATATATCCACGTCATACTCACTTGTCAACCTCGCACGGAAACAAAGTGGGCGACATTTGTACCTACTGCCCTGTGGAATCTCCTCGTAGTCCAGATGTGGACTAAGAGGAGTTAGCAATATGGAGGATAGGTCAACCCACGCATATGGCGTGTCCGCATTTGTCCATATCCTAAACATGTACTGGCCTCTGACGAAATAGCAGTGGTAGTTCTTCGTAACTGCCCAACGGGGCTCGTCGCCAAACCTCTCACAGAAGTCTTCGGGGGTCTTGTATACCCACCTGGCAGGCAGAGCCTCCCCCGAAAGGGAGAGTCGCGCCCGAGCGGCTAGCTTGTCACTTAGGCGGTCCTCGTCGATATGACCTAGGCGATCATATGGTTTCCAATGTTTGTCTAACTCTTTCATTGTCCTGTACTTCCGAAACCGCCCACTCCTCTGCCTGTGTCGCCTGCGAAGCTTTCCACTTCCTCTACCATACACTCTGGCACCTTCTGGAGCATGAGCTGTGCAATGCGGTCTCCAACATTTACCTCGAAAGGACGCTCGTGCAGGTTGTAGAGGATGACTTTTAGTTCCCCTCGGTAACCCGCGTCAATTACTCCTGGAGCGTTCAACACGAATAGGGCCTTATTAGCAGACAGCCCAGAGCGAGAACACACAAGACCGACATACCCTTCGGGAATGGCTATGTTGAATCCAGTGCATACGATCGCGGTGCGGCCTCCCCAAATGGATCTGTTCTCAGATGCGTACAAATCAAAACACGCATCATCAAAATGTGCCTTAGCAGGCAGGACAGCATCCTGAGAGATTCTCATAAACTTTATGGTGGGCAGCAGGGTAAACTCCATTACAAACTCGTTCCTGCCTTTTCCAAGACCAACAACCACATACCATTAGGGAGCGGTGCCATGACCAAAGAGTGCTCAGTGAGATCCCAAACAGCAGCACCCTCGTAGACCTCAGGAGAGCCTACGGCCTCCACTACAGCATCGGCCAGATCCTGTCCGTCCTCTGCAGGAACAAGGATAGCAGCACCAATGGGTGCGCCGTTGACGGTTTTAAGAGCGAAGCCTTCCCCCACTGGACCTAGACAGGTGGAGAACTCTTCAACCTGGGTGAAGTTGCCTCCGATCTCAGCACAGAACATGGCGAACGTCTCAACGTTCATTTCCACTATCCCGTAGAGCGCATCCAGCACTCCAAGATAGGCGTTAGCCTCCTCTTGAACAGGAGCCACAACGGGGTCAGGGGTAGTGGTAGCCTGCGG